GGTTTGACTGATGGTTGAACGCGGCGGCGAAAAATTTGAAGGCTACAACAAGCCTAAGCGCACACCGAGCCACCCTACAAAATCCCATGCCGTTTTGGCCAAGGAAGGGGACGAAATTCGGTTAATCCGATTCGGGCAACAGGGAGTCAGTGGCTCTCCTAAGCGCAAAGGTGAATCTGCAGCCGACAAACGCCGCCGTGCTTCATTCAAAGCCCGCCACGCAAAAAACATCGCACGTGGCAAACTCTCTGCTGCCTACTGGGCAGACCGCGTGAAATGGTGAAATGACCTACTCCGTCCCCGGCCTGGTACGTACCCATCTCGTCAGCTCTTCCTACATGGGAAGTGTTGACAGTCCGTTCGTCCGCACCAAAGCGGTGATCAACCAGATGAAAGGCTGGGAGATCATGAAAGCCGTCACCTCTGGGACGGAATACCTCCGCGAAAACAGCGAAACCTTCCTCCCTCTCGAACCCCGCGAGGATTACACGGCCTACCTGGCACGTGTAAATCGCGCTGTTTTTTCGCCTTACACGCAGCGTCTAATCAACGCCGCCGCGGGTCTTATTCTCCGCAAACCGATCAGCGTCGAAGGCGACCCCTACTGGACCGAAGTCTTCAACAAAGACGTCGACGGCTGCGGCTCAGACCTCGACGAATACGCCCGCCGCAAAGTCGTTTGCGCGCTTACCTACGGCCACTGTCACACCCTTGTTGATTTTCCCGCACCTAGCGATGCGCGAAGCCTTGCTGAAGAGCGTGCTCTTAATCGTCGGCCCTATTGGATTGAGGTGGATCCAACCAGCATCTACGGCTGGCGCCTGGACCGTGAAACGAACTACGGCAATCTCACGCAAATCCGAATCGGCGAAAAAGCCGTTGTAGCCGACGGTGAATTCGGCGAAAAAGTCTATGACCAAGTCCGTGTTATCGAGCCAGGTCGTTATCGCATCTATCGTCAAGAGGAGCAAAAACAAGAAATGCAAGGGCAGTTTCCATACCCCTCTGCATTCGATCAATCCGACGCTTCAGCAGACTTTGAGCTGTTTGAATCAGGTCCTTACAGCCTCGAAGAAATCCCTCTGGTAACGGTCTACGCCAACAAGGTGGAGACCTTGGTGAGCCGTCCCCCACTGCTGGACATCGCTTACCTCAACCTGGCCCACTTCCAGCGCCAAGCCGACCTAATCCACAGCCTCCACATCGCCTCCCAACCCGTCCTCGTCCTCGAGGGCTGGGACGATCAAACCAAAGACATGGCCGTCAGCGTGAACTACGCCATGGCGACCCAACCCGGCAACAAGGTCTATTACGTCGAGCCCGCCTCAAGCGCCTTCGAAGCCCAATCTGCAGAGATCAAGGAACTGCAGCAACAAATGGGCAACCTCGGCATTTCAACTTTAGGCCACCAAAAATACGTCGCCGAGTCTGCAGAAGCCCGCCGTTTAGACCGCATGGACAGCAACTCAATGCTGGCCATGGTTTCCATGGACCTCGAAGCCGGTCTCCAAAAAGCCTACGATCTGGCTGGTACGTACCTAGGCATCGAACCTCCGACAGTAAAAATCAGCCGCGACTTCGACCTACAACGTTTGATCGGCCAAGACATCACTGCAATGGGTCAGCTGTTTGCTGACGACATCATCAACCGCGAAGAGTTCCGGGAGATGCTTGTACAAGGCGAGATTCTACCCAAAGCAGCGGAATCACCCGACGACGGTACAGTAGAGGAGTAGTAGCAAATTATTCCCCATGGGACTTCGTTTCGAGGAGATCAACCCTCCCAAAAAGGAAGAAGCGCCTGCAAAGAAGCCTGCAGCCCGCAAAACCAAGTCTACTAAAGTAGAAGAGTCAACTGATTCCAACTGATGGAAGAACAAGTCATCCAGGAGACGCCCGTGGCGCCTTCTGAACAGCCCGTGGCTGCGACGACCCCAACTCCACCTGTGGACATTTCTGCTTACGAGCAGCAAATCGAGGCGTTAAAAACCCGTGCCAGCGAAGCTGAGGAAAGATTCCAGGGCATCAAAAGCAAACTCGACGAGGTCTACAAAAAACAAGACGATCAGCGCCGCAAAACCCTGGAAGACCAGGGCCAGTGGAAAGATCTTTGGGAAGAAGCCAACAAAACAGCTCAGACCAAAGAGCAGCAGATCGCCGACCTGCAACGCCAACTCGACGACCTAAAAGCGTCAAACGAGACCGCAGCAATGAAAAACTCTGCACTCTCCGCCATAAGCCTGGCTGGAGCGATCAATGCAGAGCAGATGCTGCAGTTGGTCCAAAACAACCTGACCAAAACTGCCGACGGCAGCGTAAAAGTTTTGGACGGCGGCGTTGAACAGGACCTCAACATCTACCTCGCCAAGCTAAAAAATCCTGGTTCGGGGTATGAGCACCACTTCAAACCCAGCACTCAAGCCGGTATGGGTGCAAAACCAAGTTTGAATACAGCTAATGCCGCGGGTATCGCTAATCCGTGGGCAGAAGGTAGTATTAACTTAACAAGGCAAATGACCTTGGAAGCTACCGACCCCGATCTTGCAGCTGTGCTCAAGAGAGAGGCAGGTAAATAGTCCCCGTGGGACACCACTTCAAGTCTGTGACTTGAATCCCGTAAACGTTATCACTGGAGCTTGAAATGGCCGCCCCATTTCAAAACTATTCCGGCGGTGTCCTTCTGGCGGACATCGTCAAGCGCAATAATCTCAGCACTTATGTGTCTGAGGCCATCAAAGAGCGCAGCCTGTTCATCAAGAGCGGCGCTGTTGTTCGCAATTCCCTGCTGGATTCCCGCTCTGGCGGCACCCGCATCCAAGTTCCTGAGTTCAACCCCGTGTCTCCCACCGAGGAGATCATGGATGGAACCGCCACTTGGGGCACCAGCACCGCTGGTTATCTGACTCCCCAGAAGATCGGCACTGGCACCCAAATTGCAACCATCTGCCATCGCGGTTTCGCGTATGCCGTGGATGACGTTGCAGTTCTGGCTGCTGGCGAAGATCCAATGCTTCACATCCGCAACCAGCTTGCCGACGCCATCAACAAACTGAACAGCGCCCGTCTGTTCTCCCAGCTTGCTGGTCTGTTCGGCACCGCCCTGTCCGCTAACGCACTGGACAAAGCTGTTGCCGCTGCTTCTGGTGGTGCGGAAGCCAACTTCCTGTCAGCCGCCAACGTGGCCGAAGCTCGTTCCAAACTGGGCGAGCGCGGCGAAGAGCTGGACACCCTGATCGTCCACCCCTCGGTTGCCTTCTACCTGTACCAGGTGGGAATGCTGACCTTCTCCACCTCTGCACTGGCCGCTTCTGGCGCAGTGACCTGGGGTGGTGGCGGCGTGGGCATCGGTGCTCGCGAAGTCGGCGAATTCGCCGGTATGCGCGTCATCGTCGACTCCCAGGTCAACACCGTTGCCCCTGGTACGTCTGGCCACCAGCGCGAGTTCTATTGCTATCTGGTCAAGTCCGGCACCATCCTCGAGGGTGTGCAGCAGGACCTCCGGATTGAGGCAGACCGCAATGTGTTGTCTAAGCAGGACGTCCTTTCGGTTGACTACCACTCTGCTTATCACGTGATGGGCACCAAGTGGTCCGCTGCTGGTGACAACCCCACCAACACCGAACTGGCAACCGCCGGTAACTGGGCTGCTACCTACGACATCGATCTGATCCCCATGGTTCAGATGACCGTCAACAGCCCCCTGGACACCACCACCATCTGATCTTTCTTGATCAGGCAAACGGCCCTACCATTAGGTGGGGCCACCTTCTTTTCTTGCTATGGCTGCCACAATCAACGCCACCCTTAGTAGCGCGTCAGCCAATAGCTACGTGACATTGGCCGAAGCCGATTCATATTTTGAAACCGTCCCAGATAGCGCCAACTGGGACAACAAGACTGACGACCAAAAGAACCGCGCTTTGATTTCAGCTACGCGCTGGATCGATAACCAAGTTTTTTACGGTGATCGTTGCGACGTTGAGCAAGCACTGAGCTGGCCCCGCAACAATTACCACGTCGATCGCGTCGAGCTGACCTGCAGTGTCATTCCCGCCGACATCAAATACGCTACCTACGAGCTGGCACGTGCCTTAGCCAATGACCCGGAGTCAATTACAGGGTCTACCGGCGATACGGGGCTATACGAAGCCGTCAAACTCGGCGACCTGGAAGTCAAATACAACACTGCTAGTCAGGCTACGGGAACAGTCAATAACGTTTTTGATGTTTATCCGTGGCTGCAGTCTTACCTTGGTGCTTACTGCCTTGGCGGCAGCGGCAGTTATCAAGTCCGCTTGGTGAGAGGTTGACATGCCTGGAGCGTTAGACAAAGCCTTCCGAGATGCAGCCAAAGCGGTTGTTTCAGAACTTGGCAGCAGCCTCGACACCACCATCGACTACACCCGCAAGTTTGCTGGCGAGTACGACGTAGCCACGGGCAAGTATGAAACATTTAATCGCCCTTACTACAACCTCAAGTGCCCTGTCGAATTCGTCCGTTCGGACGAAGAAGAAGGTCGCGAACAGCGTATAGCCCGCGTCTACATCGCTCCCGAGCAAATCGGCGGCAACCAACCCACATTTCAAGACGAGCTAGTCCTGAAATTTGCTGGCGCTGACCACACCGCCCAAATCACCAGCGTCCAAACGTACCGCGGGGGCCAAGAGTACCTCTACACCGTGCTGGTCCGGTTCTAATGGCTAAAAAACGCGGCATCGGCCAAATCACCACTGACCTGGAACGTCAGATCAACGCCGACTTCAACGCGCTGATTCAACTAACTGTCGAGGGCCTCTCAACCGAACAAAACAGCCCAGTCGACACAGGCTTCTTTGCCTCTAGCTGGAAAGCGTCCACACAACGCACCAGTCCGAAAGATAAGCGCGAAGACTTTACACCGTGGTCAAACATCAAACCAAAGTCCGGCAACCAACGCATCGAACCTCGCTTCACCGTCCCCCAGTTCAACTACAAAAAACAACCCACGGTCTACATCGGAAACGCTACTGAATACGCAGCGTACGCTCTGCAATCCCCAAAGGTCGCCAACTTTATCCAAGGCGAAATGCGCTCCTTAGTCCAGCAAACCTTTAGGGAGAAAAAAGGTGGCCGCCTCTTTGCCGCTACTGGTGGAACGGATCCTTCACAAGGCGTCGGTATTTTCAAAGGCCGGACTAGCGTTTCTTACGAGAGGATTTAATTCATGTCTTTAGTAAACGCCCGCGCTGCCTTCGAAAAAGCCGTAACCGACGCTGTCGTCGCCGCCGACGCCACGGTCAATATGGTCTACGACAACGTGACCTTCACAGACCCAGGCAAGACCAAAAAATACGTGTTGATGAGCATCAACTTCAACCGTTCCACCCTCCAAAACCAAGGCGCCGCCCAGGACTACTACTCCGGCGTCATCCAGTGCAACGTCTACGTCCCCAAATCTGCTGGAACGTCTGTACTTTCAGCAATCAGTGAGTCTGTGATTGACGGCCTTACGTCAGTCAACGCCAGCGGTTACACCGACACGTATAGCGTCAGCCCCCGTGTTTTGGACATCGTCGGACCTACACCGATCGAGCTAGAGGATCGCTCGCACTTTATCGGTATTGTGTCCTGCCAATTCACAGCAGTAGTATAGTAGAGCAAACGCTCTTTCTATATGCGCGCCGCAGAACTGCTTCGCAATAAGTTCGGGGTTAGCCAGCTCTATAAACACGAAGTCAAGCAAGAAGGTGAGGTGGTGCTTGAAGTGTTTTGGCACCCCCTGACTATCGCCGAGCGCGAATCAATCCAGAAAAAGAGCAAAGAGGACGATAGCTCCGACTTTGCCTTGTCGATGCTGATTCATAAAGCTATCGACGCGGACGGCAAACGTCTTTTCCAGGACGGCGAACGCGACATCCTGCGCCGCACCGTTGAAGCCTCTGTGCTTCAAGACATCCAACTGGCAATGCTGGCTTCCGGCACCGAAAACAAGGTGGAGGACGCGAAAGCAGACTTGAAAAGCAAGTAACGACTGGTACTTCATTTTCTTCCTCGCCAAAGAGCTGGGCACCACCGTGTCCCAGCTCACCGAGCACCTGACGCAAGAAGAACTGATTGGCTGGGCCGCTTACTTCGAGCTGCACAATGAGCAGCAAGAGAAGGCAATCCAAAACGCCAAAACCGGCCGTGGAGCGCGAACAATGAGCGCGCGGTAGACTAGACCGTAAGACTCTACGTGCTCCACCGTGGCCAATTACAGCGTAGATATTCAGCTAGCCGTCCAAGGTATTAACAAGTTACGTGACTTAGAAAATAGACTAGAAGAGCTAAACACGCAATCAAGAGAGCTAGAGGAGCGTGCAAAGCGCGGAGGTACAAATCCGTTTGGACCGTCAGGCAAACTTAAAGAGTCTGTTTTGCAAGTCAAAGACGGGCTACGCATTACAGGTAATCTTATAGAAAGTAATAAAAAAGTTACAAAGTCGGTAAATCAACAGCTTGAAGATCAAGCAAAAATAAATAATTTTCTAGAAGAGGGGCAAAAAATACGTGAAAGCTATGCTCGTGATGCAGAAAGAGCTGCAAACGCAACTAAGAAGGAAGCAGATCAACTTGAAAAAACGGCTGCAAAAAAGCGTAGCGCAGCCGTAACAGCCGGCGCATTCCCTCTTCTGTTTGGCGGTGGGCCGTTCCAAGCAATAGGCGGTGCTATTGGCGGCGGGCTTACCGGCAACATGTTTGGCGGGGCGACAGTAGCCCTTCAAGTCTTAGGCGGTTCTTTAGATACCCTTGCCAGCAACGCAGTAACTCTTTCCGCATCTCTGGATGGAGCGGGTGATGCGTCTGCAGCTCTTGAAATGTTTATAGGTCGTCTTGATAGCGCGACCAAATCCCGGATAACAACTTTACAGCAGTCGGGTCAGACAGCACTCGCGGCAGACGCTGCGTTTAAAGAGCTTTCGGACACTATCGGAGAAACAAGTGCTCGGGGTATTGTTCAAGCAGGCAAAGATTTTGAATTTTTAGGGGATAAAATAGTACAGGTTTCTTCTGCTATTGGCGGTTTTCTCCTAAACCTAGGCCAAGAAGCTCTTGGTTTGGTTTCGGTAGATCCAACAGCTACTGACAAAAAAGAGACTAAAGAGTTTAAAAGAGTGCGCGCAGATGCAGAAAGTTCTTTAGTTATTGCACAGCTAGAAACCTTAGAAGCCCAAGCAGTATTAGACAAAGACATAGAAAGAACGGCTGAAATTAGAAAGCGACTCGCGGTACAGGTTAGTCTTTTAAAGATAGCTGAGGTTTCTCGTCAGCTTGAGGACGGAGCTATTGACCAAAGTATAAAAGAGAATAGATTAAAAGTTATTCAAGAAAAACTAAATAGAGAGCTTTTAAATATAGATAACCAACGTTTGACCGCCGTCGAACAAAGAACCAACAAAGAAGAGGCAGATGCTGAAAGAAAACGCAGAGAGGCCGAAACAGCGCGCAGAGAGGCTGAACGCGCAGCAGCCGAAGCTAAACGTAAGCAGGACGAAATAGACCGAGGTATAAATTCTCAGCTTAAAGCGTCTGAAAGACTTAGTATACAAGTGCTAAAGCTTGAGCAAGACAAACTGGCTACCGAGTATGATGGCATAGAACTTTTAGTAGAGCAGTTTCAAATTGAAAAACTGCTGTCAGTATTAAAACAAGAAGCAATAAACGCGGCCTACGAAAGAAATAAGGTGGATGCTAAATCGGCAGAAGAGCAACTACTTATGCTCGAAAATAAAAATACAGAAATCATACTAGAGAGAGAGCTACTAAAACTTAAAAGCAAAAACCTGCAGCAAACTATTGCCCAGGCACAAGCGGCGGAACGTGCGCGTGACTTATCTGCAGCAGCCGGTTTTAATGTTCTTGCACAGGCCGCAGAAGATCGTGGTGCGTTTCTTCCTTCTGGGTCTTTATACGGAACACCGGAAACGATGTTCCCAATTGAAAAAGCCATTGAGTATGACGATTCGCTCCAAAAAATCCTGGATAAATACCCCCAAATCCAGCAGACCGCTGATATAGCTGCAGCCTCAATGACGACGGGGCTAACTTCCCTTGTTGAAGGAACGAAAACCGCAGAAGAGGTATTCGCCGACTTCCTTCGCAACATTAGTCAGATGCTGCTTGACGCAGCAAAGCAAATGATTGCAACATATATCGCAATTGGCGTCGCCAGGATGTTTGCTGGGGTGGGCTTTTCAGGCAAAGAAATTCTTTCCAAAAGTTCCCTGGGATCTGATGGCGGCGGAATCTTTAGTGGAGGCTTTAACGTCCCAGCCCCGTTCCTGTCGCCGAAGGCCCTTGGTGGTCCGGTCTCTAGCGGTCGTTCCTACTTGGTTGGCGAGCGCGGGCCAGAGTTGTTTGTCCCTGGAGCGCAAGGAAACATCGTTCCAAACAACGCGATGGGAGGCTCTAACATTGTGGTGAACGTCGATGCATCTGGATCACAAGCCCAAGGCGACAGCCAACGCGGCAAACAACTTGGCGCTGCAATCGGTGCAGCTGTCCAAGCTGAGCTAATCAAACAGAAGCGACCTGGAGGACTACTGGCAGGCTAATGGCTACTTTTGACGATCTAGGCGTAGGCACCACTACGGGTGGAACGACACCTACTTACGGCGCGTCAAAGCGCAGCCAGCCTAATGTGCGGATCGCGCAGTTTGGCAGTGGCTACAGCCAGCGCACCACCTTTGGCTTGAATCAAAATCCAAAGGTTTGGAATCTGACCTGGAACGTATCCGAGACTGATGCGGATGCGATTGAAACTTTTTTAGACGCTAGAGGCGGCCAAGAAAAGTTTGGGTGGACGCCGTT